GGATAGAAAATGACCAAACAGATTAATGAGTATCGTGGTTTCAGCCTCTTCAATGATGTAGATGATAGCACTCTTCGTATGAAGAATCGTGCCACTGTTATGACTAACATCGCCGAAAGTGGGGCTAAGGAAGGTAAGATTTCCCCAGGTGCTATGGGACTCCTTCTGGGGTATTTTGGTAACATCTTGGGTACTGAGCGTAAAGACACTATGATCGAATTTATTAGTAAGATGAAGGAGAAGGGTTTTGAACTTACCACTGACTAATACAGGAACTAAATACGATCAAGACAAACCAAGAATGGACCTTCTAGATGCTGATGCATTAGAGGGATTAGCTAAGGTATTGACATTTGGGGCTAATAAGTATGCTGCTCATAATTGGCGTAAAGGTATCCCTAACTCTCGCCTTATTGCTGCTCTCCTTCGCCATGTATTTGCTATCCTACGAGGTGAAATCATTGATAATGAGAGTGGTCTTCCTCACATTGACCATGCTGGCTGCTGCTGGATGTTTCTATCTAATAACATGAAGAACCGTCCTGACTTAAACGATTTGTGGAGACCTGATGGAAATCAATGATATTGTATATCTAATACCTTGGGACAGAGACGTGACAATCACTTGCCTACATTCTGGGCACTATGATTTTCAATACACAGGTGTTGACGAGGATGGTCAAATAATTTACTTTAACGATGAGGATGCTATAAGTGAAGAGCGCTGATATTTCTGTAGACCTTGTTCACCACGTTGGTGATGATCTAGATGTAGTTGATGCAGCTAGGGTAAGCTTTAACAAACAAAGTGATTGGGAAGAAGTTGCTTATGATGAGATTGTTGCAGGGGAGTACAGAGTATTTTCTGAGTACCGTTTAAAGGACAAAGATAAGAAGCTAGTCAATTATCTAGCCAAAAACAAGCACCATTCCCCTTTCAACCATTCGTTCCTATCCTTCCGTGTCAAGGCTCCCATCTTCGTAGCACGACAGCTTGTTAAGCACAAGTTCATGCCTTGGAATGAAGTAAGCCGTAGATATGTGGATGATGAGCCTGAGTTCTTCTTTCCAAGAGGTTGGAGAGCTAAGGCAGAGAATGTGAAGCAAGGCAGTGCAGATGTTTATATTGATCCGTCTCAGCCTGACTATGAACTAAACATCTTCACCAAGGCTACGACAGGGAGAGCATTAGAAAACTACCAAGCACTGTTAGATGCCGGTGTGTGTGCTGAACAGGCTAGACTCATTCTCCCTCAAAACATGATGACAGAATGGCGTTGGTCTGGTACTCTCGGGGCATTCCTTGATATGCTTGTCCTTCGCCTTGATCCCCATACGCAAAAAGAAACTAGAGATGTAGCAGAGAAGATTGCTGTCCATGTTAAGCAATTATTCCCTGTATCTTACACGGCTTATTTAGGAGATTCATGAAACATTTCGTAATTCCAGACGTACAGGCTAAACCAGGCCAAGACTTCTCTTTCCTTCGTAAGATTGGGGAGTACATCGTAGCTAAGAAGCCTGATAAGATCATCTGTATTGGTGACTTTTCTGATATGCCTTCCCTAAGCTCCTATGACGTAGGTAAGAAAGCATTTGAAGGTAGACGCTATTCAAAGGATATTGAGGCAACTAAAGAGGCTATGACTGAATTGTTACAACCCATCTGGTTGCACAACTCCCGTATGAAAGCTTTCAAACAGAAACAATACATCCCCGAAATGCACTTAACGATGGGAAATCATGAACATCGTATTGACCGTGCAGTGAATGACGACCCCAAGCTTGAAGGGCTTATCAGTACAAAGGATTTAGAATATGAAGAGTTCGGTTGGACTGTTCATCCGTTCCTTGATGTGGTTGTCATTGACGGCATTGCTTATAGCCATTATTTTGTATCTGGCCTCATGGGCCGTCCTGCTGCTTCCGCAAATGCCCAATTGAACAAGGCTCATATGTCTTGTATCTCAGGGCATCAACAGGGTTTACAAATCGCTACAGGTAAGAGTGCTAATGGTGCTCTTATTCACAGCATCATTGCAGGATCATGCTATGAACATGATGAAGCGTATATGGGTCCGCAAGGTAATAACCATTGGCGTGGTGCATTAATGCTCAACGATGTTAACAATGGCGACTTCGATATCATGCCGCTTCGGCTCAAGTATTTGAAGGAAAGGGAATAATGCTTACACTAAACGGTTATCAACATGAAGCAATGAAGTTTCGATTGGATACAGCCAATTATGACTACGCATTGAAAGGAATTGTTGGAGAAATGGGGGAGTTGTTCTCCCTTTTAGCCAAGGCCACAAGAGACGGCTATTCGTTCAACCATGATCAGAACGTTAAGAAAGAACTTGGTGATATTTTGTGGTTCCTAGCTGCCATTTCACTAGATCATGGATTCACTCTTAATGATATTGCGGAAGCAAACATTCTTAAGCTAGAAAGTAGAAAAGAACGTAATGTAATTAAAGGGAGCGGAGATGATCGATAAACCTTTCATCCAACTTCCTACTGAGAGCATCCTCACTAAGTACAAACAACCTATCGAATTTTCTGATAAGCAGTTAGAAGTGTTTTGGCTTCCCGGTGAGATTAGTGTTGACAAAGATATTCAGTCTGTACGAGTGGATATGACGGAGGCAGAAAAACATGGAGTCCTTACCACGTTACGTTTATTCACCCTCTACGAGCTACGTGCTGGGGCTGATTACTGGGGTGATCGGTTTGTCAAGATATTTCCAAGACCTGAGTTCACACGGATGGCTAGCGTCTTCAGTATGTTTGAATTGGCTGTACATGCTCCTTTCTACAACAAACTTAATGAAGCGTTGAACGTCAGCACTGATGATTTTTATCTCTCATATGTTCAAGATCCTACTCTCAAAGAGCGTATGGATTTCATTGCTACAGCTCTTGAGGGGGATGATGATTTGTTCTCTGTTGCTGTGTTCAGTCTTGTTGAAGGCGCTGTACTCTACAGTGCGTTCGCGTTTCTGAAGCACTTCCAAGCTAATGGTAAGAATAAGCTGAATAACGTATGCAGAGGGATTAACTTCTCCGTTCGTGATGAGGCTCTACATGCTAATGCTGGAGCTTGGTGTTTCAGACAACTCCTGAATGAGAAGCAAGGTACTTATGACTGGACAAAGATTCTCAATGCTGTAGAAACTATTAGGTCTCACGAATACTACATCATCGATATGGTATTCTCAAAAGGTAATATCTCAGGGATTTCTTCTGAGAGTATGAAACAATTCGTAGACCATAGATTAGCCCTTTGTTTGAATAACCTTGGTTTTGTTAGTGATAAGCTGTACATTACTAGCCCTATTGAGGATTGGTTCTACAAAGACATTAATGATTTCAAATTTAATGATTTCTTCGGTGGTGTTGGTAGTGAATATCGAAGAGATTGGGATGAAAAGAGGTTTATCTGGTGAGCGATGACATTTATGAAATATTAAGTCAAGAGAGAAAGCACAGTCAGACAATTGGGGATACACCCCCTTGGTACACTACTGGGGGTTACCAGATGTTCAAACAGAAATATCTGTATGAAGCTAATAGTGTTAAAGAGCAGTTCAAACGAATTGCTAAGACTGCTGCCAAACACCTCCCTTCTAACTTCAGAGAACGAGGTGAGAGACAATTCTTCAATATGCTATGGGATGGGGTTCTCTCCCCGTCTACTCCAGTACTAGCTAATATGGGGACAAACCGTGGTTTTCCTATTTCCTGTTCAGGTAATTACACAGGTGATTCAATCGACCAATTCTACAAATCAAAGCACGAAGTTGCCATGCTCACCAAGCAAGGATTCGGTACCTCCACATACCTAGGGGATGTTAGGCCAAGAGGAACACCTTTTAAGGGTGGAGGTACTGCATCAGGCACTGTTCCGTTACTGGCTTCTTTCGTCAATGACATGCAGCTTGTCAGTCAAGGGAGCAATAGAAGAGGAGCTTTTGCTGGCTACCTCCCTATTGATCACAGTGACTTTGATGAACTCTGTGATTACATAGTAGCTTCCCCAGACGATCTCAATGTTGGATGGAACATTAGTGATGCTTTCTTGCAACGATTGGAATTAGGAGAAGAAGATGCTGTCCGTCGTTATCAGAAAGCACTAAAGGCTAAGGCTGTTACAGGACGTGGCTATTTCTGGTTCATCGACAAGGCCAATAGAAAACTCCCAGATCGATATAAGGCTAAAGGGCTACAAGTCAAAGCTTCTAACTTGTGCTCTGAAATTCTCTTACCATCCAATGAAGACTACACATATTCTTGTGTTCTGAGCTCAATCAATTTAACCCATTGGGATGAGATTAAAATGCGGCTAGGGACAGATGATTGCTACATCCGATGGGGCATATTCTTCTTAGATTGCGTTGTAAGCGAGTTTCTTGATCAGTCTAAGGGTACACCAGGGTTCGATAAGATTCGTCGATTTACGGAGGAATTTAGGGCCTTGGGACTGGGTGTATGTGGTTACCATACCATGTTAATGCAGAAAAGGATTCCGTGGGAGTCCCTAGAAGCTAATTGGTTAAACACTGAAATCTTCCATAAGATTAGAAAGGCAGCAGATGATGCTTCTCGTGATTTGGCTTTTATGTTCGATAGTGATGTTGTTCCTAGAAATTCAAGTCTTCTGGCGATTGCACCTACTAAGTCAACAGCTCTCCTCATGGGAGGTGTATCGGAAGGCATTAACCCAGTACCAGCGTTTACTTTTACGCAGACAACCGCTGCTGGTAATGTGGATCGGATTGACCCTGTATTACTGGGTTTGATGAAAGAACGTGGTGTTGATATCGAACTGGCTATTAAAGAAGTAGCTAAGGATTTCGGTAGTGTACAGAATGTAGATTGGCTGAATGACGAGGAAAAGAAGGTATTCAAAACTGCTTTCGAAATCGATCAATCTGCTGTTATCCGTCATGCTGCTTTACGTTCACCCTACTTAGATCAATGGCAATCGGTAAATGTCTTCTTCAGTGCAGATGAGAAAGAAGAAGTTATTTCCGCAGTTCATAAGCAAGCATTCTTAGATGAACGTATCGTAGGGCTGTACTATATGTACAGTATGGCTGGTGTTAAAGCTAGCTCAGGGGAATGTGAAGTATGTCAGTAAACAGTTTCATGAGCGATTTAGCACTGCGCTATCCGGACTGCTATGTCACAGCAGATGATAACGAACAAAGAGTTTATGTAAAAGATGCCTTTGGGCACACGATGATTAGCTATTCTTACGTCTACATCGAAAACCTGTAGACAAAATAAAACCCCCTAAGCTCCTTGGATTGCTCCTTGGAATTTAGGGGGTTTTTGTCGTTCTATTTCAAATTGCTTATGTAGCACTATCCGCGAGAGTTTAGATTGCGCTTACAGACACACTCAAGCTACTTGAGTGGCTAGGGGTGCGGGTCAGGCTTCGCCAATCCACTTGCGCAGTAGATTGATAATGCCGGGCGCTACTCGGTCTTTACCCCACACAAGGTGCCCGTTTGAACTGAAATGCACGCCGTCTGAGTTATTAAAAATGTAGTCAGCATTACCATTTCCTGCGGGCGCATCGCTATTACCCGTTCCCTTAATTGCCTGACCATTTGGGTCAGTCATCATCGGCAGGAATTTCACGTAAGGAGAGTTAACGGCATTCACGGCAGCGATAACAGCGTTTTCAACGACGATCATCGTAGCCTGATTTGTCGTGTCGTTTGATGCGGTCGGACCAGGAACGATCCACAGCACTCCGGGCCATGTCGATACCGCGTATCGGATCGCGTCGGTCGCCGCCGCTGTGATCTGGTCTGCAGAGTAAGAAGCGTCATTGACGGATGGGGGCAAATATCCGATCTGGATATCCGCAAGCTGCGGCATCGTTGCAGCGAGTTGGAGTTTTTGCAGATGGGTGCGGGATGTGCCTGAATTTGTATTGATAAAGCCAGTGCCACCTTCAGACAACATCCATAGGTCATGCACATCTAAAATATCCTGCAATACCGCAGGGTAGGCATCAATACCGTTCCCGCGCGACACAGTTCCCCCGAGAGAGTCAGCCAGCAGTAGCATTTTGGGGGATGTGGGCGGGTCATACCACGTCGATGTTGGGCCGATACCAACTTCAACGATACCGAAGTCGTCGTGAAAAACAATCTCCCAGATTCGCCGTTTGCGACCGCCTATATTTGTGGCGTCTAGCTGGGTATCCCACAGCCCACCTGTGGCATTGGATTGGAATGACGAATTTACAGGGTTTGCTGCGGCCAGCGCTGGATCTACCACGCGCTTCCAGCCGCTCCCATCATTGATGTTCAGCACGAATTTTGTTGCATCACCGCCTGATTTAATGATGGGCTTAGGCTCATCTGTGACGAACACCAGCCGTCCGGTTTGAGTCACTGCGCGAGTGCCTGAATTATTTGGGTCTGTGGCTGACAGCAGGTAATAGCTGGCCGCCTTGCAAATGTTGGAACTTCCAGCGAACGGGAACCCACCATAAAACCTGACCGGGTTTTTCAGCAGTGCCCCGCCGTTGCTTGGGAATGAGTTAGTAACACCAGCAGACAACGAAATAAAATTGTAGCCAGAGCGATTGACGCCGCTGTTTGTGTAGCCCACTGCATTCGCAGCAGGCGCACCGG